CTTGATTGCATAAGTCTTATTATTGGTGTCTGAGAATATAAAAAACTCGATACCAACAATAAACCTAGTAAAAATTTACGCAATGTAAATCTCCCCAATATATTGTTAAATGAGTAACCTTTTAGATTAAAAAGTATAGACTTTATTTCACTATATAAATATTATATATATGTTGAAAAGTATGTGGCTTAGGATTAATTTGTGTCAAATCTCACAACGAAAGTTAACGCTAGTTCCTTTTCATTTTTTATAGGACTAGCTGTTTTACCTATTGCAAGTAATTCATTTTCATCGTTATATAGACCGACAGTTGTAATGTATGTGGAAAAATCGGAATGAGTAGCTTCTCCAATAAGTTCAGTACCCATGTTGTAACCAGTTGAATCATACGAACTAGTAGATAAACCAACTAAATTATATGGGTATCTATCTTTTACCGTGTTTGTATATGGTGTGGTTGGTAACGTTGGAATTGTCACACTACCACTAAATCCAACTTTTAAACTTTTGTTTGTTGTATGTTGAAATTCATTTTCATCCGCAATACAAATGTATTCTCTTTCATATATGGTTTGTGATGAATTAAATTTCAAAGTAAATCCATCTGAACCATTACCAGTCCCAACCGTAGAGTAAGAACCAGTATCTGTTAAAACTATTAAACCATCATTATAAAATATATTACCAACCACACTACCACTATTTTTTGCATCTGGAGCTCGATTTGAATAACTTGAAGAAAAAGCTACATCATATATATTTCCAAAACCATCATCTTGTAATATTATAGTATTACCTGTAGCATCGTCAGTCATTCTAAACGATTTTGGTTCAACATATTCACCATACAACTCTTGTGGAATTGATATGACATTAGCGGTGTCATGTAATTTTCTTGTAAACGGTCTTCTTAGTTTATATGAATTTCTAGTACCAGTTTCTGAAGTATAAGTTAATGGTCTTGTGTATGTATATTCTGACACAGCTTCTGAAGAGGTTGGAACTCCTCTATATAAATCTACATAACCCCTCATTTGTTTTATATCTCTATAATATAAATTATTTATGGTATGCCAGGTTGGAACTCTAAAAAATACATTACCAGATATAGTGGTTGATGTAGCTGTTGTGGTTGAAAAGTTCTGTAAATTAGAGTCTGTACCTTTGATTAGGGGTATAGAATATATACCACTCCCACTATCAGCTTCCGTGAACGAGAATGTTTTATGAACCTGAAAGGAAGTTATCGATTTATCATCTGGTTCAAGGGTTTTCTTGAATGACATTTAGAACCCCCTAGAAATCAAGTTTGACTTTAATTAATGCCTCACGAGATTTTGATTTCAAGATTGGTTGACTTAGTTTTGCAATTGCTAACAACTCGTTGTCATCATTATACATACCAACCGTTGTAATGTAAGTCTTAGGGTCTGTTCTTAGTCCTGATATAATTTGTTTTACACCAGCCGTTGACTCAGTATAATATGTTTCGTTTGTTGTAGCGTTAAAATCTTTTGCTGTAGCTCTAACAAAAAAGTGTCTTGATGTTACTTCTTCTTGTCTTTTAGCTTGAAAGTACTTTCCTAATTTTATTGAATCAAAAAGATTTCTGTGATTTCTTGAATCTGTATTCGAAGCTTCAACAGTTGATACTATAGTTCCACTACTACCTTGAGCACCAGAACCAGATATTCTAGCTGGATTCAATAAGATAACACCTAATGATGGATAAAAAGTTCCATAGGAACCTGATGCAGCTGGTTCAGAAGATGCGGCTGTATTAATTGTAGTACCACCAATTAGTGTTCCACTAACAACGTTAAATTCAGGTGAAAAGTTTCTTTGATTAGAAGTACCAGCTTTATTAGTAGATGAATCATCTATTAATTTTACTGTTCCACCACTACCACTTAAATGTAATTCCCAACCACCTGGTTCTACCTTTTCTCTGATTCGAGCTCTGTTAAAACTCAAAGCGTAAAAGTGTTGAACATCGGTCTTGGGGCCGAATGTAAACCTTGTTGTTTGTGGTGGGTTTATTAAGTTGTTAAACTGACCGTAAACAGCCGCTGTTGTTCTATCACCAGTAGCACCTTTTGTACCTAGTGAACCACTACCACCAACATGACCATATACTAAACCAAATTGAACTGACGCTGACGCGTTACCTGCTGGATTATGTTTATAAACATCAATGTTATAATCACCAGTGTTTGTGTACTGAGTTGATGATGTAAAGAAAGTAGTTATATTAGAAGAACCATCTTGAAACAAACCAGATGTAACTATAGCTACATCATTGACCCTATCGTCATTTGTTAAGTTTTTAAAATATGACATTAGTATTCTCCTCCATCACCATTAAAGTTATCTAGTCCACCATTTAATCTTTCATCTCTAGGGTCTTCTACTACATTTTCAGGTCCAGTTGGGTCATTACTACTTGCGGGGTCAGCTTTAACATTTACAGTTATTACATTTGTGACACCACTATTTAAACCTTGTACCGTAATAGTAGTTGTAGCAGCTACACTTAGGTTTTGAGCTTTCAATTCAGCTGATTTAGCGGTTAATGTTTTACCAGTTCCACCATTGTTAAATCTTACTATATTGGTATTACCAATACTAAAGACATATTGTTCCTCCGCTCCACCAATGGTACTTGGTGATATAGAAACAATAGCTCCAGGTTCTACATTAGAGTATGTTAGGGTATCTACTGCTACCTTAACACCAGCTAGTGAAGAATTTACTAAAAAACTATTGAACGTAGTTCTATTTGGTGCCGCTTCTAAGACAGATATATTCTCAATGACCGTTCCATACGAATCTGTTCCGTTGGGGTGTGTCACATCAAAAAGTGTGTAGTCTATTTCTTCATCACTTAGAGCGAATTTTGTGATATTGAAATTACCACCTTGTGATAAAATTTGTCTACCTCTTTTTGTCAATATCGCATCGACTGTAACGGTAGAGTTGTCTAAAAATCCCATTATATACTCCTATTGAATTAAATATAATTTGTGATATAACTTTTCAAAAATAAATATCACAATGTTAAAGTTTTAGTTAATCTTTAATCGTTATCGATAACTCTTAAATTACTATCACCAGCATCAAATGGTACGGCTACCGTTGGTGCGGTTGTTCTAATCACTATCGGACTATCTCCATCTATAGTGGTATCTTTAGTGTTCTTAACACCCTCATAAAAACTTCTGTTTAGGGATAAAATTAAATTATACTCAGGGTCAAGGTCTGTTTCGGCTAAAGATTTTGAACTATAAAAATGTTTACTTAAATCTGTAGTCTTCCTATCACTTAAATCAAATTCTACTGAACTAGTGTAGAAAAATTTATATTCTTTGTTATTTACAGATTTTCTATTATTATCAAAAATAGATGACGTAGCTTCACTAAATACAAAATTAGGGCCTCCGTGTGTAACCGAACTACTAATATATATATTTCTATCGTCATAATTATCATTAGCACTTAATTTATATAATGATGGTGTTAAAAACACATCAGTATTATCGGTTACACCAGTAAAGTTTCTAAAATCACCTGTTGGTATTATCACAGACCTACTATCCTCATGTTCAGTTTCAAAATTAGATAAGTTAATACTATCCTCAAAAAACGGTTTAGTAAAACTCGGATTATTTCTTTGTACTGGTGATTTAGGTCTTTCAAAAATGTTACCCTCTATGAGTGTTCCCATGGTTGTTTTAGCTCTAGCTGGTATTACCTTTCTTAATTGCTTAAATATGGATTGGTCATAAAATTTTATTAGTCTCATATAATCAAAAAAGTTATTACTACCAGTATATTTTTGAAAATATTTATCAGAGGTACTTTTTAATTCTCTATAATTTTGTGAAAAATTATCACGTGGGTCACCCAATAAATCATTAAAATCTAAATTAGCAAAAGATGAAATAATATCTTCATTAACAACATCGGTTGGTGAAAAATAAATACCGAGTTTAGGTGAGTCTAATGGTGCATAATCATTAGCACTACTGTCATATCTTTTATCTATATTAAGTGTAGCTCCACTACCACTTAAATAATTGTCTTCAATTCTAATTTTTGTAGCCATCCTACGATTAGGGCCACTATTTGGTACAAGTGTTTTTGTTTTATCTACTACTGACTCAAAAGTATTTAAACCACCAAAATGATTTGCACTACCTGATTGTGTTGTAGTTTGGTCTGGTCGTGTATCCCTAATTGAAGCACTACTTGCTAAAGTTGTGTTGTCGTCAAAGGATAATCTACGAACTAAAGTGGTAAATGAAGATGTTGCATTATTACCAACATAAGATTTTGGTGTGGCTACGTGATTATCAAATTTATCTTCATCTAATGGTTCACTCCATAATCTAAACTCCATCATTGAACCTGACAATTTACCAGCACTAAATGGTGTCGTATTATTACCTCCAATAAATAAGTCACCACTACCAGTCCAAGCCGCGTTATAAGATTCTGATACTGAACTTGATATTATCAATCCAACTTTTGAAGATAATTTTATTCTATCTAAACCAGAGTCATATTTTTTAACAAACAAGTCATACCTAAAAGAATCAGATATAGTATCTGTATTCGATGATACTTTACGTAATGACATCTCATCCCAAAAAATAGTTGTCTTTGGTTTATTGTTTTCTAGTCTAACACCAAGTCTAGTTGTATTTGGAAATTTAATTGTTTTTTTAACTTGTATTTGTCTCCACTCATCTTCGTCTAAACCAACTTCCTCAGAACTCTTAATACCACCATCACTTAATATATAATCAAATTCTTCATTCCAATTAACCACATTATTATCAGAATCTAACTCAAATAATTTTACACTACCAACTGAATCTACTAGACTTGATGAAACTTTAGCAAAAATACTAAATAAATATGACTCTCCTGCCGTAACCGTAGCTACAGAGGAGTTTTCTCCAAAGTATTGTTCAGTATAAGAAGTTTCAGTTAAACTAGAGTTTACGTGTTTAAGACTCTTACTACCATCAAAAGATACATTTGAACTACTTACTATTTCTAGTGTACCTCTTAGTGCGGTTCTAAAAGGATTGAACACTCCAATATTAGTAGGAGTCTCAAATGATGATGAAATCATTAACTCCGTATCTATTTTACTTTTTCTTAACATTACCGAATGAAATTCACCATCATATACAGGTAATAAAGAAGAACTAATTTCTTTGTATCCATCAGAACCAGATAACATAAAAGATACTCTACCTTTGTTATCTGTAGAATTATTGTCTTTTAATTTTATAGCCCAATCTGAATCTTTTTGTACAAGAACTTGGTCAGAACCTGATACAGCTCTGAATCTTAATTCTATAGTTTGTGGTTTTATATTTGTTACTGAATCATCTTCCCATGGTGTTTCGACATATTGACTAGCTCTAAATCCAAGAGCTTTGGTAAATTTTCTTAATATTTCAAAATCAGCTTTTTGTCCACTTTTTTGTAATCCACCATATTCACGAACTCTAAGAATAGAACTTGGTATTCCATAACAATTAAGAATAGCTTTTAAAGAACCAATAGTACCTTTTGATTTTAAAATATATGGCATACTTGATATTAATCTTTTTGTAATCTCTTTGGATATATCACCCTCTGGTGGTGAATCAAGAGAACCAGACGTGTACAATGAATAAGTTGTACCACTTAGTTTTTGACCAAAACCAACTCTACTTAAATCCAATAAATCTTTACCATCATTAATTGACCAACCTAGAGAAGAGGCTAAATTAAATAATAAATCTTTTGAAAAACCATCACTTAAATCATTTTTTCTATCACTAACATCGGCTATTGCTTTTGTGTACAACCATAATTCATCAAAGTGTTGACCTACCATATCCATAAAATCAAGAAAGAAATTATTATTTATATTTTCTCTGATATGTTGTGGTAATAAATTAACTAATCTATTTGGGTTATCAGTATCATAAAGTGAGGCTGTATAAACTTGTCCTAACTTATCATTAATATCACCGTACCAATTTGTAAAATTAGAATTAGAAGAACTCACTGGAACAAATGGGTCTGCGTATGTTCCACTCCCTGTTTTAGGGACAGAAGCGTCTGGAAAAATACCGATAGAACTTGAAACGTAAGACGAACTCACATTGTATAGATATGATTCGTAACCATCAAAATTATTTTTAGTATCACGAATTAAATTATCAAATCTTCTTAAATCTTTCTCTGAATTAGTTACACCGACTAATGATGCACTCTGTTGTGTATAACTCTCTATTTGTTGTAATTTATATTTAAAATTACTTAAACGTTTTTGAGCTGATGAAAAGTTTATAAAATTTTCATAATTACTATAATCAACATTTAGTTCAACTGGTTTATTACTACCAGTTAGATATTTGTCTATAATACTATCTTTTAGTTTAGAGTCAGTCGTTACTAAATCATTATAACTTTTAAGTTCAGTTCTACGTATTGATATTGGAGAATCCACTTGTGAAGACTCAACTGGTCTTAACACAACCACATCTTCATCTTCTTGTTCATAAGGAACTAGTTCTACTTCCTCTGTTAGTTGTGGTAAAATTTCTTGAACTATATAAACATTGTCTTTTTCTTCAATGTCATCTGGTAAAGGTTCATATAGTTTGAATATTGTTGAGTTTGGAAACTCTGTAATGGTGTTTGTATCGGTTACGGCATTGGTTGTTAATTTAATATTGTCATCACCAAAATGAACGTATGTGTTTAACGCTCTTTTATTACTAACATTTTTAGAAATTTCTACATTGGTAAATTCTTGGTTGACTTCTATATCCTCTTCATCAAAACCAGTGTTTGATTTGTATTCTGACCAAGATTGATTTATTTTTATTTCATTACCATTTATTTCAGTTATCTTAGCAACAAAAGGAGCTTTGATAATTTCAATGGGTTCTTGTCCGTTTGCCATTTCTTATCCTATTGTCCAACTGTTCTTATTACATTTGGTATGTATAAAATACTACTGACATCATTACCATTAGCTAATTTAGATTCAATCTCAAGAGTCACAGCTATATCAGTATTGTTACCATTTAGTTGTATTTCTATTTCACTACCATTGGTACTTTCGGTTTGATACCTAACACCACCAGACTCGGTTATGATAGCTTCATCTGGTCCGACTGTTCCATCGTAACTATCACCTTTTGTAAAATCTATGCCACTAAGTGTCCAAGTATATTTGACCAAAGCAGTCTCAGAAGGTTTTGTTGAAACCGACTTCAATTTAATTCTACCCTTTTCAAATACTGGTGTTTGATATTTACTCGCTATACTTGCACGGAGTCGTCTATTACTAGTTTTACCTCTATCCTTTTCATAATATAATCTTCTTTCAGATGATGTGGTTTTAAATGGGTGTGTGGCTACTTCTGTGGTGTTCCCCCCCAAAAAACTTACAGTAGCTATACCCTCTTCTTCTTTACTAAAGTCTAACCACATTTTACTTAAAGTATTATTTATTGTACTAGGAGTACCATCTCTTATGGTTGTTAAAGACGTGTCACTAAAAATCCATCTAGCTTGAATATCACCAACAACTTCCTCTTCAGGTGTGATTGATGGGTCTAGTGGTGGTTCTGGAAATATTTTTTCTTCTATAAAGGCATCATTGAGATATATTAAACCACCAAGATAAGATTGTGGTACGTCACCAGAAGCTCGTAACACAACTGATTTTTCCAACTCACTCTCATCAGTAGTAGAATTTCTATTTATAAATCTTAAATTTAAATCAACTCGTTCTTTACGTCTTTGTTTTCCAGAAAAGAACAAATCATTCTTATATTTCTCATCATCAATATTCTGAGAAATAATACGAACTTCATTTCTAGTCGGTGAAATTTCTTGAACTAAATATTTGTTTTCTTTTAATAATAACCTTTCAGCTCCATCGGTGTGTTCAGCACCTTTCATGATATTACCATTATCCATTACGTGAAAAGGCCCATTATATATTTTATTATCCCCATCAACTAAAACGGTCTCATAGGAACCAGCTGTTTTTCTTAAAAAATTATACTTAACTCTATATCTACCCCTATCAAAACCCATTTTTCTAAGTATAGTTCCTGTTTTTAATTTTACTCCGTCACTATCAATACGATAATCAGATTCTTCTACTATGTTGGTTTCTAACAAATTATCATTTGTATCATATAAAAAAACTTCAACATAATCATCTTTACTAGAACCAAAATCTAAATTAACAGTTTGGTTTTTAAATAATATCTCTGTATCTTTTTGATTTAACGCACTTCTCATTCTACCACCTCACCAGTTGGTATTGAATCTAATATTTCTGCTGGTATAGTTTTTAATTGACTGACATCATATTCTGCGTAAAATATACCGATATCATCAAAGAGTCTTTTTTGATTATTTAGAATTAGAAAAGTTGATTTGTCATCAAAATCATCATTAGTTACAACATCACCATTCTCTACACCCTCTGGTAAAACATCAGCAAATTCTGATTGAGCTAGTTCAGTAATATTTCTGTCTATGGTTTTTTCTAACAAACTATCTGATACATAAACTGGGTATTGGTTATCACTCATAGATAACATATTTTCAATATCACTATCTCCTATGACACCATTGTAGATTGTATCTTGTCCTAGTGTAGAATCTTCTAAACCATTAGTTGATATTATATCTTCAAATGAATATAAAACATCGTTACGACGAAAATTTTCTTGTTTTAACTCATCTACTCTATCGAGATATTTTCTCTGTAATTCAGTTACAAAATCTTGATAGAAATCAACATTTTTTAATTGTTCTTTTGTAAAAGGCATTATTGACTAACCTTAAATGTAAATCCTTCATCAATGTAAGTTCGTGTTTCATCAGCTGTTCCACTACCACTAACAATCTTATAACACAACTTATAATATCTCTCTGGTTGATATCCGTCTAACCAGAGGTTAAAATAATTACCATTAGAATCACAACTTATTTTAGAACCACTACCATAAGGAACTATTACATCATCCGTTTCGGCGTCTTTAATTGAATAAAAAGCTCCATCACCACTTGTACTCCCACTAGGTAAATATTTTACTGTTATGTTAGATGGTGTTGTAGAGTACGTTCTCTCAGGAAATCTAGCTCTACCAACAAGTCTAAATTTAGCTTTTGATTTTTCATTATACTCTGGTCTAAGACCTTTCATATAAATTACTAAATCCTCTAATTCTGTAGAGGATAATGCTGATAAAGAACCAGTAGACCAACTTGAATCATCCCATTGTACTTCTAATGTTGGTGGGTATTTTGTATGAGTGTCAGATGAGAAGAATGAAAAGTTTCCTAATTTAGTTGTACTACCTTCATCTACATTAGAATTTGTATTACCAATACTACCACTTCTTTTTACAATGAACCCTTCATTATCTACTGTTCCACTTAACCACTTGTTTACAATATCAGTTACTTCCATTCTCATATCACGTGACTTGTGTCCAAATGAATGAGAAGCTTCATAACCACTACCACTAAACCAAGTACCACCAGATGCACTAACTTCTGAATCCCACAACTGACCATTTACTTTTCCAAATCTAAAATTCCAACTACAACCCTCTGTTGTTCGAGGATTGTCATATGAACGACCATCACCCATTGTCCAAGACTGACTTACTGGATATGCAAATAAACTTTGAGATGTAGCTAGTGCTGTGGGTTTAGCATCAAATAAATTTAAATAATATTTAGGATTTGTAATTAATCCGCTAGATACAGAGGATGATATGTACGATAAATCAAACTTTATAAGAATACGTGATACATCTATTGTAGCACCAGTTGGACTAACATCTTTTCTTATTTCTAATATCTCATCTAAACCAGTATTCATACTAGATGTAGCTTCATACAACGTAGCGTCTTTTTCTGCAAATTCAAAATAATGCATTTATTAATCTCCACTTGATAAGTTATCACCAACTACTTTACCTTTAATATCAGAGTTGGGGAATTTAACTTCAAAAATACTTGGGTCTAATGCTGTGTATAAAACACCATCTATTAAACTTGAATCTATATTATAAAAATTACCAGAGTAACCATCTGTTCTTTTAAATTTATTTTCAATTACCACAGGTAATTTATTTGGATTATTTTCAACTGGTGGTACGATACTAGCTACACCATCTACTAGTGATAGTTCATAAGCTATATCGGACAATATTATTGGTTGTCCTATTTGCCATCTGTCTATATCAAAGAAATCTTTTACCGCAGAAACACATCTTAAAAGAACATCGTTTTTATTAAATCCTACTTTTGTTAAAATAGAAAATTTAACACCAATGTTAATAACATAAGCATCTTTTATATTTACTGCATCTGTTACTAATCTAAATTGTGATAAATATGTTTTTAAGTTTTCTTTTACCGTACGACTTAATTGAGTTAGTTTTTTATTTGAATCAAATCCTAAACTGTACATATCAAGAGCTAATGGATTAGATACAGTAGTATTGTCTATGTTTAATTGTTCATCTTGTACGAGGTGAACTTTTGCAATATTACCATATCGTTGTGGTAATGAATAAGCTCTAACAATGTAATCCTCTTTAGTTACAGCTCTACTCTGTGCTTGATAGTAAGCTAAAGCACTTTCTCTAACTTCTCTAATTGACTGTCCCGAGCTTCCGCCGCTCGCAGGTTTTGGATTTGTAAATCTAACCGAGTCTTTTGATTCTTGAACTAACGCTGATGATAAGTTACCATCTTGTATTTCGAAACTTATACTAGATATACTTGTAATGTCATTAGATTGAACATTGTCATCAACACCTCCACCAAAAGAATATGTAAAAGTTAAAGTTGTGTTAGATGGTGCTAAACCAAACGCTTTGGTTTTTAAAAAATTACTAGGGTCAAAAGCTTGACCTAATTTAGAGGGACTACCTGGTAGGTTAGAACCTACTGAATCTGGATTAGGTATTATCTCCTCATCAGGATTATCACTTACACCAGCACCAAATCTAATTAAGGTTTCATCATCTTGATTTATATAAGTTGTAAATCTACGAGATGTCTTTTTTAATTTTAAAATATAAGGTGAAACCTCACGATTAATAACTGAAGTTGGGTCGTTATCAATATTATTTTCAACATCTTCAAAAATAGTATCTTTAGCTAAAGAATCAACCTCGTACCAATTATTACCATCCGTATCAACACAAGAAATAATTTCAATTATATTTGAATTACCTAATTTAATTTCTTTATATTTTTCAGAACTACCAAAAGTAAATCTCTCAGTAGTTACATTACCACTCTCTACTTTTACTTTCTTTTTTAGTAAAAATTTTGTGGGTGAACCACTATCAGTTTCAAATATCTCTACTTCTCTTGGGTCATAAGAACTTGAGAATTTAAAATTAATATCTTCAAGTGTCCTAAATGTTGTCCCTGTTGCTCCAGCTGTTATTTCAGTACCAGATTTGACATTTAAAGCATATCTAAAATCAGGTTTTTCATCTATCGCTGGAACAGTTTGAAACACATCAAGTATTGCTGTAGCTGGTGTTGTTGTTTTTGGTTTGTAACCAAACGACTGAGCTATGTTATACACATTTCTTTTTTCTTCTGCATAAGCTAGAAGTGATTCTCTAAATTGTGAATCTATGTAATAAGAAAGAACATCACCAACATAAGCTGCCATTTCAATAAACATCATACCAGGCGAAGCTTCATTAAAATCATTGTATGTATTTGGAAAATATACTTTTGCAAATTCAATCAAATTATCTCTAAAATCACTAAAATCTTTATTAAGATAGTTGACTTGTTTAACTACATTTTTATTTACACTTGTTCTTGCCATTTTTATTCCTAATATTCAGTTCCTGCAGATAGACCACCAACACCACCCACCTCTATGGAAGTTTGTGCTATAGACCTATTTAACGATGTTGTATATTTTACTCTAACAGTTATCTTACTTTTATCACCATCCTCAGTAAGTGTCTCTACACTAACAACATTTATATATGGTAACCATCTTTCTAGTGACCGTCTAACTTCCCTATCGACCTTACTTGGTAGTTCATCATCAATCTGTTCAAAACATAAAGCTCTTAAATTACTACCAAAAGTTGGTTGTGCTACTCTCTCACCTGGAGAAGTTAATAATAAGTTACTTATGTTATGTGATGATTGTTGTGATGAATTTTTTGTAGTGGTGAAATCACCAGTTTTATTACTTCTAGCCATAGGAAGTTTTAACCCTACATCTTTATTTGGATTTATATCTACTTCCCTAGCTGACATTACTTACCTTTCTTATCTAAAGCTTTCATTAAGTCACTATAATCACGAGTTAGTGCGTTTGTCAAAGCTTCAGGTACTTGACTTGATTTGACTCCAGCTTTTTTGAAACTATCCACAGCTACTAAATCTCTTTTTACATCATCAGTTCTACCATATCCCATCATTTCAGCCATTCTATTGGTATCGAAAGTTCCACCACCTAAAGTTGGATACTCTGATTTTTTTACTGATTTAGTTAATCCAACCGTTTCATTTAATACATCATTTAACGATTTATTTTGAGTATAAGTAACTTGTTTTTCTTCTTGAGGTTCAGGTTCAATAACTGGTTCGGATACTTGTTCTTTTATAAATATCTTTTTAACCTCTTTTTGTACCTCACGCTTTACCACTTCTCGTATTATTTTTACAAGGTCTTTTTTGGTCATAATAACTCCTATTGTGTTTTAACTTTTGTGCTTAAAATATTTTCAGTTTTTAATAAATTTGTTTGTGTTTCAAGTAAAGGGTTTGTTGTTTTTAAAATTGTTCCAGTAACTGGAGCTGTATTTATTAATGTTTTAATTAAATCAATCATATCGTTTAATAGTTTAACTAAATCGTTTCCTTTAGCTACAGGTTGTAAATCACTTTCTATAGCAGTACCTAATCTAATATCACTTCCTTTAATAAATATTCCGTCACTTTTTATTAGTACTTTTTTTCCCTCTATTTGTTGGTCATCAAACTTTTTACCTCGTAATCCATCCGAGGTTAAGTATATAGAACTATCATCAGTATCTATGTTTTCTGAAACTATATTGTCATTACTTGTATCGATATTATTTCTTATCAATATTGCTGGTTTATTACCATGACCATCAAAGTGTATAGATTGACCAAATCTACCTTGAAATAAAGTACAACCCTCACCTATCTCTAATTCTTTTACATTTCTACGTTCAAATGTTTCACCATACTTTGTATTTTTTTCATACACACCAGAAGCACCAGGTATAGAATTTTCATTAACAGAACCTTTACGATTTATAATACTTGTGTAAAAATGTTGTCCGTTAAGTTCTATTACATCTACGTGTTCACCGATAACAGGTACGGTAAGTTTATTGTAATCTTTAGGTTTAACGACTCCACCTAAAACTGGTTGTGTTGGGTCATTTATAAAAGTCCCCCTAACAGCTCCTCGTAGACCAGGTTCATTTAATATTACTTCGGTCACCTCAAAAGCTTCAGTTTCATGATAATCATACTGACTAGCATTTATTATTTTTTTAACTTCTGAAAATATTTTTGAATAGGTGGGCATTCCAGTTGGATAAGAGGTTGTAATATCTACACCCTTTTTGTCTCTCCAAGCCATTTAATTCTCCACAGATGCTGATTCTATTTTGTTGTGTATTTTATCGGATTCAATTTGTATTTCTGAAACACTTTCTTCTATACTACCAAGTAATTGATTTTTTTCTTCTTCAGATAAACCAAATTCGTCCTCGGAGGAAGACTTCTGTTCAGCTGAAATAAGTCTTTGTACAATACCAGCCATCTTAACAAGTTGGTCATCATTCTTAACGTTTATCTCAAGATACTCTTTTATCATCGGAACCAATTGAACCGCGGTATCACCATCTTTAATAAACGTAACAAGTTCTTTTGTTAAGATATCAAGTTGTTTTTTATTGTATTCTGTATTATCATAAATATCTTTGAATAGTGAAGAAAGTGATTTTCCATCAAAGATTTCGTAGTCAATAGCCATAATATACCTAAATGTTATTACTCAATAATAAATATGTACTAGTCATAAAATAGTAATATATAAATATATATTGAATTAATTAATTTTACTTACATTATAGTTATTTATAGAGGTTACTCGGTTACCAAAATTACTGAGTGACCTTTTTTTCTAACTAACGGGAGAAAACC